AGATTTTTTTTAGTATGCCTCTCACATGATAGTTTAATGAATCATTTTAAAACTAACTTCGCGTTGATGCAGCATTTTAACTACTCTCTTGATGATATAAACCATATGATGCCTTGGGAAAGAGAAGTTTATTTGACATTATTAAAAAATTATCTAGAGGAAGAGGCTGAAAAGAATAAATAGGTCTAGCACTAATAAGGTAAACTAATGGAAAATGAAATCACCAGAATTAATCAGGATAACGGTAGAAGGTTAGGAGGACTCTTACAATCTTCTAACAAAACAAACCAAACTCTTGATGAGACTAATCGAAGATTAGCAATACAAAATGATATGTTTTCAAACTTCTTTAGGAGATTTAGTAAAGATTCAAGAAAAGATGAAGGTAATATAGCAGAAGAAAAGAAAGAAGCTGCAGTAAGAGAAAGAAACAGGATTGCAAGAGAGAAAGCAGCGTTACAAAGGGAAAACTCACTCACGAAATATTTTAAATCAGGAAAAGGTTCTGTAGGGGGAGCTGGGGGTGACGGTGCGGTTCCTGTATCAATACAAAGTTTGGGGCCAGGATTAGGAGCAGCTGGTGGTTTATTTGGAGGAATCATAAAAGGAGTTTTAAAAGCTGTTCTTGCTGTAGGAGGATTCTATCTTGTATTGAAAAATATGCCACTCATCGTTGAAGGGTTTAAAAAGATAAAAGACTTTATTAATCCCACAGACAAAGATGGTAACACGAGGTTTGACAAAATAGGAAAGTTTTTATCTGGCGTAATCGAATCTGCAATTAAATCATTATCGGCTACAGTTATGAAAATATTCACCCCTTTAATAGATGAGATATCTTATAGGTTTGGGGTCCTTTCAGCAATCTTTGAAACAATTAAGAATAGTTTAGTAGAAAAACTTGAAATTCTTATTGAGAAATTTAAACTTGGACTTACTGAAGTTGGTTTAACAATTGAGAATTTTTTCAATGAAAAGGTTCTTCCTCCATTTATTTCTATTTCTAAAAGTTTAGAAAAATTTATAGGTTTCTTTGAAACTATGTTTGGTAAGAAAGTTGGAACGCCTCTAGATGATGCAGCAGAGGAGTTTTTGGTTAACAGAAATAATAAAGAGTTAAGTGTCTCACCTTCTCAAGAAATTAGCGAACAAGTCGGAAAACAGTTTAAAGAACGGTTAGCAGATTTTAATGAAGAAGATTCCCAAGCAGCCAAAGAAGCAAGGAAAAGAGACATTGAAAAAGATAAACCAATTCAGAAAAAACTTCAAAATTTAAATGCTCAGAAATTCGCTTTAGAGATGGTACCAGCTCTTGGTGTAAAAGCTCTGGCAAAAAAAACAGCGATGGCATTGTTAGATTCGCAAATCGCTAAAATGGAAGAAATGCTAGACCAACGAGGCGAATATGCCCTGCAAAAACAACGAGACCTAGTAGACCTGAGAAATGAGGGAATAACTGACATATTACTTAACTCTAAAACAATGGACGATAAAAATATAAATAGAAGAATGGAAATCGCAAAACATTTAGAATTAAATAAAGTACTACCAACAGGTTATACAAATGATGCAGGTTTAAGTGACGAAGAAATAGCTCAAATTAGAGCTTTAAATAATAACGCTAACTTTGACTTTAAAGAAAAAACAGCTTTTTCTAAGGCGAGTAGTTTTTTCGGCCCTATGGTTGAGGAAAGTAACAAAGCTATAAGTAAAAAAGTGCAAGAAGGTATCGACGGAGGGCAAAAACTTAACGAATTATTTAAAGAATTTTTGAATCCTAGTGCTGTTGCACCACCTACAAGTATCACTCCCATTAGTTATTCAGAAGATAATTCAGACAACTCTCAACGAAACTCTTTCTTTAGTCCAGACAGTAGTCCGTCTGACCCATATGGTAGACCACAGAAACAAATTTTCGCATAAAAAAAAGGGAGACCCGAAAGTCTCCCCTGCCTTTTTTTCGTGGGTTTAAGGGGAAATCCCCTCCCTAATTATTCGGGGATACCAATGGTAAAGGCGAACATCTTTTAATCCTCTGCCGCGAGTTTCGCGAAGTAGGATAATGTATCATCATCTCCCTCAGATGCCATCGCTACCTTCGGTTGAGGAGCAGACGGAATCACTTGAGGTTCAACTGACTTAGACCCTACAGTCTCAGCAGTTTGTTGTAATGATTCATTCTTCATAGTAGAACCAGAACCAGTTGCTTGACCTAACACAACTTCAAGTCGTGCTTTCAAATCATTATAAGACTTGTATGATGATGGGTCAGTAAACTCACTCATGTCATGCATAGTATTATAGGTTGCTTCTAGTTTAGTTTCATCACCTTCTAATAGAGGTGTAGGTGACTTAAACTCAGACTTGTCATAGTTACGATATCCCGCAACGTTACGTATCTTGAGTTGGAAGTCAGCACCACTCCAGAAATCAAATGGATTTACAGGAGTTTCATCAGGATACTCAGGTTGCATCTTATCCATAATCTTATCAAAGATTTTCTTACCAAAGTCGTAAAGGAATACTTTACCATTATTGGAAGGATTAGATGGGTCACTTAGTACCATAATGTTGGTTACATAATGTAGTCGTCTCTTTTGAGAACGAGCAGTTTCTTTGTCTGCCTCTATACCAGAGTTCCAAAGTCGTGAGTTGTATTCACTCACAGGGTCTGCTTCACCACCCAATGTAGTACGAGATTTCTCTACATACCATTGACCAGTATTACCCTTAAAGAAATGGTCAAAGTATCTTACCCAAGGTAACTCTTGACCTTCCCCTGCAGGAAGAAATCTTATAACAGCATAACCATTACCCGATTCATCTACAGTCGGTTTCCAGAACCGTAAGTCTTCATATTTGTTTGTGGATTTTTTAGTATTAGACATTTCAGCGGCAGCGTTGGCAAGTGTTGAAACGTCAGTACGATTAGATTTTAAATTAGCAAAAGACATATATATTTTTCCTTGTATTATTTGTGTGTTTTGTATTATTTGTATTATAGTATATTGCGACTAATAAGTCAAGTGTATTTATAACATTTTTATCTCCTATGCTGATGGAAGTCTATGAGACTTTTCGAGAAAGTTTAGGTTCATTGCTTCTGCCTCAATCCTATCCTTTATAGATGGGGAAAGATATTTCTTCACGTCATCAACCTCAATTGTATTTTCGTCACAAAGATACACTACAGCATCCATGTAAGACATAGACATTTTTCTTACGGTATCTTCTACCATCTTACTAAATCTCTTTTTACTTAGGAAGTTACTTTCTTCCTTTTCATCATTAGGACTATCTGCCCCACCTTGTATAAAATCAACTTTCAACTTCTTCTCCTTCTTCATCGAAACCTGTACCATTCCAAACACCGCCATCGTCATACCAATAACCTTTTATTCGTTTGACTTCACCGTTATCGTGATACCCTTTTTTAGTTACTAACCATTTTATTTTATGTTGCATGTTTGAACCATAGAACATATCTAACCATAGACCTGTCCTTAAGTATGTTTTCATATTAGCAATATAAACCTGAAGGGATGTATACTCGTTTCTTTCTTTCCATTTATGCGAGTCTTTCTTTAAACGCATTTCCTTAGTCTTGATTTCTATTTCACAATCCTTTATCCACTTCTTTACTTTCTTCCAATGTAAACCATGGTCTTCAGGTAAATTTCGAATATCCTCATGAATAGAAAGACTGCCATCATGCCCACGAGCGAGTCGTGCTTTCGCAAGACGTTCACTCGCGGCAAGACGCTGTTCCTCAGTGAGTTTACGTTTCTTCTTTGCCATATTATGCGGTGGCGCGATTGAAGGTTAGTAAACTATCAATACGGAAACTTCTCCAATCACTGAGGTCAGTATCGAATACTCGTACCGCAGTTTGGTTCTTCTGAAGTTTTTCGTTCGCGTCAGTCTTAGGCATCTTATCTTCGGGTATCAAATCCGAGTTAAGAGTTGCAGTCATATCGCGGACGCCACCATCCTTCACTTTCGTAAAGGATAACTTTACTACACCCTCACGGAGTGTATTTACTATTTCATCATATGTCATATTAATTCCAGTCATTTTCGTATGCTCTTGTATTACGGCAGATATCACCTACGAGTTGGTCTGCATATTTACGGTCACTTCCCCATGAAATGCCTTTACGGAAGTCTTTGTCATAGTTGCCTGAGAACATATCCTCAACAATCTTTTTATTTTCACGACGTCTTTTCTTTTCTCTACTGTAATAATTCATTATGAACCTTTCTGTTTAATGTTACAATTTATACTATACTATACTTGAACTAAAAAGTCAAGGACTAATATACCAAGATGGAATATTTCTTTTCGTCCATCTAGCGAAATCTTTCTTTTCATTGATGTAGTAAACGCGATATGCCTCGATAGGGTCTTTACGTTTACAATAGTCAGGCATACATTGTTTGAACTCAGTCACCCCACCCTGTAAAAGATTACGAGGTGTTCGAGATAATGTATTACGTAACTTAGTGTCAGTCATATGTACCTTACCATACCTATGAGTGTACTCATCGCATAAAGCAACGAAGTGTGTATATAACCATTCATAGTTTGATGAGGTTTCTCTTGTCCAAATAGTGGACGGATGATTGACGTGACATGCTTTGTAAAGTTTTGTTTCCATCTCTGAGTCAGGATGTAACCAACGTTTGATATTACGATTAGACTTTGTCTTACCCCTATACTCTTTACCATCCACAACACGATGCGCGGTTGATAGTAACTGAGCAGTCTCAATTACCATCTTCACCACATGTTTGTCGCACATCTGTTCGGCACAAATCTTTGGGTCTGTATCTACGTGAAATATATTCATACCTTCTTACCTGTGTAAATCATTTTTATTTTCTTCTACCCCTCTCCAATAGTTTCTATGGAGTTGGTCAACTACAGTGTTCCAATATCCTCGACCCCAAGAACCTCCTTCACATCTTTGTGATGCATTATAGGCATTCTGAATTCTTTTCATATATAGTTCTCTACTCATTTCGCTTGCCTTTGTCTGTGTCTCAATAACATCATATGGGTATAAGACTTTTGCCATTGTTCAAATGTCTTTGGTTTCCTTGCGTCTCCATACTTGAGACCTTGTTCTTTGAAACATCTCTTCAGTTCCTTCTTGTGGTCAGCACCTAGAAAAGTTCCTACCAAAGCAAGTACTGTTTTACGGAATGACCGACCATGATGCATATGACCGAGGCAATGCGCAAGTTCATGAAGTAGAGTATACTTGTCAAGACCACTCTTATAAAGAGTAACCCTATGACCATCTGTATATCCACCAAGTCTTTTTGAGTCTCTTTCTGCCGCAACTATCATAGGTTTTCTACTTCCTACATTTGCAGTTTGCCAATCCCTAAAGTTTTCTTCCCAAAGTTTATTCCAAGTCTTAGACTTGTATATTCTTTTAGCAAACTTCTCTGCTTCTTCAATAGATGCGAACTCATCTTTACCACCCATGTTTTTGGCGTATGCCCATTCGGCACGATAAGTTTTTCTTTTTTCAGTATCGCGTGTATATTTTGCACCACGGTTTTGTCTTTGATGAAACTCACCTAGATATTTTCGATATTTTAGTTTTAGTGTCATAGTTTTCCTTTCCTATACTATTACTATACCATACAGAATATAAAAAGTCAAGCACTTATTTTAAAAATAAGTAACTTTTTTTACCCATAAATTATTCCTTCCTGTAGGTATGTTGGACAATCATTCATCCATTCTGCCCAATCGCACTCGTCCACAAGGTACTCGGCACGAATACACTCCCAATAGTCTTCACCATTTGGTAAGTCCATCTCGTTATAGAAACGAGAGTAGTCTTCAGACTGTGCTTCCTCGATAGAGACATCGAACACAAAGATGTTGCCACCTTTACATTTGTCCTCTATTACGATTTGTGTTTCATATACAAGTTTCATAATTTTATCCCTTTCTAAAATCTACCTTACTGAATGGACTGAATAAATCATCACATCCTTCTTGAGTGCCTGTTCCATCACAGGTCATACAGTCATCGTCTGACTCTACTCCGTTGAACCACTCGGTTCCACTTCCATCACATCTTTCGCATAAATTATTCATAGTTTTCCTTTCCTATAATACCACTATACCTGAAGCAAACCAAAAAGTCAAGCACTAATTTTATTTTTTTCTAATTATTTTTTATATAAATAGAACTAGGAGATTTAAAAATGGCAGATGATTTATTCGATTTCGGGTTTACAATAGTAGATGAACAGGAACTAGAAGCAGTACAACAAGCAACCGCAAAGGTTGAAACTGTATCTACATCAGTATCCGAGACACAAGAAAGATTAGAGAGACTATACAACGCGATAACACCTCTACTAAATAACCTCAAGAAGAACCCAGAGAAAGATTACATTCTGTGGCAGAATAGACTTGAGAAGGTAGAGCAGTTTGAAGACCACATACAGAAAATATATCAGGGATAATTAAATGTTAGATTTTAAAGAATTTATAACAGAGGGTTTGGAAGACGTTGCTTCTTTCAAGGCAATCATGATGGCGGGTGGCGCAGGGGCAGGAAAAAGTTTTGTCATAGCACTGGCAGGTTTAAGAGCGTATGGAATGAAGGTATCAAATAGTGACCCCAATTATGAAAAAATGCTCGCAAAGGCAGGACTTACATTGACACCCGATGATATTATG